GAAAAATATCATGGCATTCGCTAACTCAGCAATAACCGATATTATCGCAACGACTATTCAAAGTCGTAGTGGTGAATTGGCAGACAACTTAACACAAAACAACGCAATCCTACAAAGACTTGAGCAAAAAGGCAATATTAAGCCATTCTCAGGTGGTAACGTAATTCTCCAAGAGATTATGTATAACGATCCAAATACTAACAACGCTAACTCTTATAGTGGCTACGAAGTATTGAACATTTCTCCTGATAGCCCAATTTCTGCTGCACAGTTCTCTATTACTCAGTACGCAGATAGCGTAACAATGAGTGGTTTAGAAATGTTACAAAACAGCTCTAAAGAAGCCATTATTGACTTGTTAGATGGTCGTATGCAAGTTTCTGAAGCTCGTTTGTTAAACCGTATCTCTGGTGACTTGTATCTTGATGGTACTGGTAATGGTGGTAAGAACATTACAGGTTTGGCTGCTGCTGTTCCTGATTCTGCTTCTACAGGTACATACGGTGGTATCAATCGTGCTAACTGGACATTCTGGAGACCAACAGTAACTACTGGAACAACTGTAACTTATTCAAACATTCAAGGTTTGATGACTACTACAGCTATTCAATTAGTTCGTGGCACAGACAAAGCTGACTTAATTGTTTGCGATAACAACTTCTATTCATTGTATGTTCAATCATTACAAGCTATTCAGCGTATTAACTCTGAAGAATCAGGTGCAGCAGGTTTTGCTTCACTTAAGTTCTACGGTGGTGGTACATCTGCTGACGTAGTATTAGGTGGTGGTTATGGAAGTCAAGCTACTTCAAACCATATGTGGTTCTTGAATACTGATTACATTTTCTTACGTCCACATAAAGAACGTAACTTCGTTCCTATCGGTGGCGAAAGACAAGCAATCAACCAAGATGCTATCGTTAAATTGTATGGATGGGCTGGAAACTTAACTTGTTCCAACCAGTTCCTACAAGGTTTGTTAATTAACTAATTTGTCCATATAGAAAGGAAATTATCATGGCATATTCAATAACTCCAACGGCTGGTATCGACTTAGTTAATCTAACAAATACCAATACTAACTCTGCTGGTACAGCAATTCCTGTAAATGGCCCATTAGGTTCAGAAGTATTTGGATCTGACGGTAAACTTTATGTTTTTGCAAAAGCAGGTGCAGCAATCACAGCATCAACAGCAACTTGTACAATTAACGCATCAACATTTGTAGCAACAGGTTCTGCTGGTTCTTATACATCTCCTGCTACTGCTATGGTGTCAGGCGATTACGGATGGTTCTCAAAAGCATCTGTTTAATGTAGTATATGGGAGTGGCTCACAAGGTCACTCCTTTTTTTTAACAACCTAACCACTTAGGAGAATTAAAATGGCAATAGAATCAGATATTAATAACGCAGACACACGATTAGCTGTCAAATTTGAAAAGCGTGACGTTCAAGACATGGTCGAAACTTTAAAAGAAAACAGACCAATATTCAAAGAAGTAGTATTTATCAAAATAGCCGTACCTGGCGATTCACTTACAGAAATTGATAGACCTATGTATGAACACGACAAGAATCGTTTTCCTATTCAATGGGCAAGTTATTTGAACCGTCAAGGTCAAGAACAAAATTATTCAGGCACATCATTAAAAGAATGGCCATTAATTACAAGTTCACAGGCTGAAGAACTACGAGGATTAAAGTTTCACACAGTAGAAGCTATAGCGATGGCAACAGATCAAGCGATTCAAAAGATTGGTATGTTAGCAGGTATGAGTCCTTATTCTTTTAGAGAAAAAGCACAATCATTCTTAAAAATGGCTAAAGAAGGTGCTGATTTAAATGCTAGAGAAGCTGAATTAAATGCTTTGCGTGAAGAAAACGCTAAGATTAAGGCTGAAGCTGAAGAAAAGTATCAAAAACAGCAGACTCAAATCGAATCTTTAATGTCAATGATGACAGAAAAGAAAACTCGTAAGCCAAAACAGGTTGAAGAAGTACAATAAATTGCTATAATATAGAAAAGCCGAATACTTGGCATACATTTAAAGGAAATCTATGTCAAGTACGATGCTTACTCTTATGCAAGAAGTCTCAAATGAATTGGGACTCGTTGCACCTACTTATGTAGCAGGAAACACATCACAAGAAGTTATACAGCTATTAGCATTGATGAATCGTGCTGGTTATAACTTAACTAAAGAATACGATTGGCGAATACTTGAGAAAGAATACAGATTCTATACTCAAGCAATTACCACAACAGGTAATGTTACTAATGGTTCTTACGTTTTAACAAACGTAGCAAATACAACAGGTGTTGATAATAAATGGCAAGTAACAGGCACAGGCATACCTCAAGACTGTTTTGTTGTATCTGTAAACGGATCTAGCGTTACATTAAATCAGCCAGCACAAGCGTCAGGAGTAGGCGTTACATTAACATTAGGTCAGATGAAATACGACTTACCTTCTGATTACGAAACAATTACTGATAGAACTCAATGGGATAAGACGAAACATTGGGAAATGCTTGGGCCAGAAGATGCTCAGCAATGGCAATGGTTAAAGTCAGGTTATATTTCAACAGGCCCACGAGTACGTTGGAGAATACTAGGAAAGTATTTTCAAATATGGCCAGTAATGAATACACAGGAGTATTTAGGATATGAATACAGATCAAAAGGATGGGTTGAGGCAGCTAATGGCGATGTTAAGAACTCATTTACAGCAGATACAGATACGAGTTTATTTGATGACACAATCATGGTTCTCGCTACTAAACTCAAGTTTTTTCAAATTAAGAACTTCGATACAACGTCTTTACAACAAGATTACGACAGGTATTTAAGCGTAGCAAAAGCAAACGATAAAGGTAGTGCAACACTCAGTTTTGCTCCTTATCCAAGCAAAGTCCTAATTGGATACGCTAATATTCCTGATACTGGTTACGGTTCATAATGCGTAGTCAAAAGTTCTCAGCAAGAACAGCATCTTTACCATCACCAATTGGAGGATGGAACGCTAGAGATTCATTGGCAAATATGGATGCGATGGATGCTGTAACAATGGTCAATTGGTTTCCTACACCGACAGATATTCAGTTTCGTAAAGGCTACACTAAAAGAACGACAGGATTTTCAGGCAAAGCTAACTCATTAATGAATTGGGCTGGGCCATCAAGTCAAATATTATTCGCAGCAGTTGGTTCTGTTATCTATAACGTACAAGGAGCAACGGCTACAAGCTCAGTAACAGGCTTAGGAAGCGATAAATGGCAACACGTTAATATCACTACAGGTGGCGGACATTATCTTGTTATATGTAACGGTGTAGATTCTGTACGAGTATTTGATGGTACAACGTGGACAACACCAACGATTACAGGTGTAAGTTCAGCTAACTTTATTAACGTCAATTTATTTAAAAACAGACTTTACTTTACAGAAAAAGATACGTTAAAAGTATGGTATTTACCTGTAAATTCAATTGCTGGTGCTGCTAGTCCATTAGATTTTGGTGCAATAGCAAGAAATGGTGGCTATTTGCAAGCGATGGGTACTTGGACATTAGATGCAGGTCAAGGTGCTGACGATTACGCTGTATTTGCAACAAGTATGGGTGAGATTATTGTTTATAACGGTACTGATCCAACAGATCCTGCGACTTGGGCATTAAAAGGTGTATGGCAATTAGGTCAGACATTTAATCGTAGATGTTTTTTTAAATGGTCAGGTGACTTACTTTTACTTACTCAAGATGGATTAGTCCCATTAGCTTCAGCATTACAATCATCAAGACTTGATCCACGAGTAAACTTAACAGATAAGATTTACTACGCTGTTAGTTTAGCAGCGACAACATATTCAACATTATTTGGATGGCAAATTACTTATTTTGCTAGTGAAAATATGTTGATTCTAAACATTCCTACATCCATAGGCATGGAACAATATGTCATGCACACGATTACAAAGTCATGGGCAAGATTTACAGGTTTTGAAGCATATTGTTTTGAGATACAGAACGATAGGCTCTTTTTTGGCTCTAATGGCTACATAGGCAAGTTTTGGAATACCAATAGTGATAATGGATCAAACATTACAGGTCAAGTACAGCAAGCCTATAATTACTTTGAAATGCGTGGTCAGAATAAACGTTTTACCTTAGTAAGACCTATATTATTGACTGATAACGGTGTACCTAGTATCTTGGCAAACGTCAGTACAGACTTTCAAGAACAGAATAATTTAGGTGCTGTACAGTTTAATCCTGGTGCTTATGCAGTAGGTTTATGGGATGCTGCCATATGGGATCAAGCAACATGGGGTGGAACATTGACAGTTAATAAAGATTGGCAAGGTGTATCAGGTATTGGTTATTGTGCAGGACTTAACTTAAGTATTGCATCGCAAAATATTGAAGTACATTGGGCATCAACAGATTTTGTCTTTGAACCTGGTGGCATATTGTAGTTTTTTAGTAAAAAATCAAGTAAAATTACGGTATTGACCGAATACTTGGTTTTTCTTAATGGAGAAAGATATGGGTTTATTCGATCAAAGTGGGCAATCAAATCAGTATTATGGACAACCTAATGCCAATTTAAATACTGGTTTAGCAAATCCACAAACAGGTGTTGCTCCATCAGGTTATCTTTCAGGATTAAGTCACGCTCCTTTTAGTATGGGTGCAACATCAGCTTCAACTAATCCTAATCAAATTGATATGTCTGTTATGGGTGGTGGATATGACGCACAAGGCAGTCCTGTTGATGGTAATGGAAAACTAATTGATTATAGTGGTCAAAAATTAAATATTCAAAACGCTATGGCTACTTTTGGTAATCTAAATAATACACAAAATATGTCATTCAACGGTGTGCCTAATATGCAAGCATCGACAAGTGGTCAAACTACACCTACACAAAATCCGTATGGTACTAATCCATATTTAAATTCAACTAATCCATATATTCAAGCTGCAAATGCTACGGCATCAGGCAATATAAACGCTGCTAACGCTGCTACTGCTGCTAATCGAGTTAATCAAAATACACCTTATGGTAGCTTACAGTATTCACAGACAGGAACAGATGCTAACGGTAATCCTATTTGGTCAGCAAACCAGACGTTATCACAACCATTAGAAAACTTAACAAATACATCTTTAAGTAACTTACAACAAAGTTTAAATACTCCTGCTTATGGCATTAATCCTGGTCAAACGTATTCAGATGCAATTATGTCTCGGTTACAACCACAGATTGCACATCAAAATGAAATGTCAGATCAGCAATTAGCAAATCAAGGCATTATGCCAGGCTCACAAGCGTATGAAAACGCTAAACGAGTTTTAGGTCAGCAACAGAATGATTTATTAACAAGTGCAATCATTGGTGGCATGAATACAGGATTAGCTGCACAAGGATTACAGAATACGACTGCTGCTAATGTCAAGGCATTGGGTACA